ATCAGATCGAATGTTTAACGATACAAACATTGTTACAGAAATAACTTCTCATAAATTTGCATAAAAGACTTGACAATTTCATCCAGTTTTGATATAATATAACTAGAGAATAAAAAAAGATTCACACCTAATGAAAGCGAAGATGTTCTGAGAATACGGACCAAAAAAAATAGGGAGCGAGCGATTCTCTGATTGCTCCCCGCTAGTCACCTACAGAGTTTTGATGCGGTTGTTGTTCGACTAAGGAACAATTGTAAAACGCAGGATTCAAACGTAGACGGCCGATGTGACGGCGATGAGATAAGTATCAGGGATCAGAGAGAGGGAACAAGCCTCTCAGACAAGAGTTATCAAGAAGTTTTTTCCTTGTTTCTCTTGTCGCTATCAAATGGTAATATCTTCACACCTCAGTTGGAGAGTGAGAGCCCCATAATTCAGTAGTAGTGATTCTAGATCCTCTAGGCTGATATGGGGCCTTTTCGTATTTGTCTAAATAGTAATATGAAAACGATAATTCACGCCAAATGTATTGATGAAAAAGTAAGACTTGCCTTGTACGGAATGTTACAATTTGCCGCCGTGAAATTATTTCCTAGAAGAATGAAAAATGTCTCAATTAAATTGCACCTCAAACACTATATTTATGAGGGTGAAGCAATGATTGAGGAAGATACTAGAATTAAAAATCCAAAAAATTTTAAGATTATCATTGATCCATATCGACTAGAAAAAGATGATTGGGGAAGAGAATTAGCTTATTCCGAATGGGTCTCTAAGATACTCAGAACTCTTGGCCACGAAATGGTACACATTAAACAATATATAATGGGAGAATTGACATTTAAAAGAGGTGCATTGAGCTGGAAGAGTGAGAAAGTAGGTTGGATGACAGAAGATGAATATTATTGTTCCCCACACGAAGTTGAAGCGTATGGGAAGGAAAAATGGTTACAGTTAGGATATACTGCTGTATGGAATGAGATACAAAGCAGAGAGGGTAACCGTCTCCAAAAACTATGAAGTATAGACACGGACCATCAATAGACTATAACGAACTACAAGAATTGCGTAAAGGAATGGAACTGCAATTCCGTTACAAATTCTATAAAGATCCAAAATTCCCATTTTTACAATCTATGGGAATAAAACACATTATTCAAGGATTCGATGCAGGTGATGATGTTGGTTTTATTGGAACGTTACATCTCTGGTGGGAATCAGATCCAACAGGTACTGTCTCTGCACCGGAAGGATTCTCCCGGGATAGTGTCGCCACGGGCGTTTGGGAATCAGAATGGATAGATACTCCAGCGGAAGCATTAGCACTTGCTGTTTCCATTAGACAAAATAAAAACTATGACGAGGAAAAACTTATGATGGGTCATATGAAAGAAATTCAAAAGATAGCAGAATTAGAAGCAATGAGACAATTGCGAGAAAAAGCAAGAGATGAGGCGACTAAGGAAAGTGAGAATGTGCTATGGAATTAGTTAAAATGAGTATAAATAATATTACGATTCAAAAAGCAACTTAACTATAAAGAAAAAAAAGGAGCAATTATGAAAAATACCCCACTTTACCACTGCGATATCTCGTAGTCCGATCTCTCATTTAAAATACTGATATATATTTACAGGGTGTCGAATCACCTCTTTTATATCTAAAACTTTATCTATAGGAGGAATGTTGTTATGTAAAAATCGAAGTGAATGAATACACAATTTTTGTAATGAAATAAACTTTTCACCTAGTTCGGAGGGAAGTTAACTTTCATAAGGAAATATATGACAATTAAAATAATATTGTTTTTAACTATACTATACAGTCTAATTCTACCTGCGACAGCCTCAGCACCGTGTCCCGATCGTGGACAGACTGTCAAAGTTTCGTTGATTATACCATTAGAAAAGAAGGTAGTCAAGGAAGAAAGTATTATAGAGTATACCCCAATAACCAAACACAAACATTGGAGACCAGACTCTGATCTTACTGCATTTATTAAGTCAATAGAAAATCACCCGTTAGCGAACGGTAAGACAAAATTGGTCGCATACAAGGATTACGGTTATATCGCAAAAGGATATGGAACTAGATCGAAATATTTTAAAGTAAATACTCTGCAGGAAGCAGAAAAGATTATGTTCATCCATTTGTATAAAAGTAATAAAGCGGTTGAGCGATATGTTCTCATTAAGTTAACACATCACCAGCAAAATGCTTTAGTTTCGTTGGTGTATAATATAGGACCATATGCGTTTAAAACATCAGCGGCACTTAAAGCACTAAATAGAGGAGATATTAAAGAGTTTAAAATACAAGCATTCGATCCCAGGAAAGGGTTCGTATGTGCAGGCGGAAAGCATAATAGAGGACTTATGGTACGCAGGGCACACGAACTAAATATATGGGAGAAAGGCTCGTATTATACAGCAATTATGTGATGGCTCTGTGGCCGAATGGTTAGGCAGGGGTCTGCAAAACCTCGTATGTCGGTTCGATCCCGATCGGAGCCTCCATAAAAAAGACTTGACAATTATCTAAAGTTTGTGTATAATACAACTATTATAATTTAATAATGAAAGTATATTATGGTAAAAAAGCTAAAAGTTGAAGTGAAAGAGTCAGCAGATTATGACAATTATCTAGGGGAAGTCACAGACGAAAGTTTGCCGACTTCCCTTGGTTCTTTTATGGAAGATGGCGAAGATGGTATCAATGAAGAAGCGGATATCGAACAGTGGAGAAAACATTGGAAGAATATGCCAGCTTTCACCCAAGAAGAGAAGAAAGCCTATAAGCAAGTCATTATGTCTTTCAGAACAAAGGAAGACTACGAAGATTTCCAGAAAAAGATAGGACAAAGACTGACCGAGAAAACCAAGTCCGCTTGGCACCCTCACCTCGATGTCACAGCAAATTCCCTACTCCGCTGGATGGAAGAAGAGAATGATTGAACGAATTTACATTCCCACCGTTAGACGAACCGACAATCAAATTACATATAACAATCTTCCTGATGAATTGAAGGAGAGAGTCATTATGGTTGTTGAGCCAGGTGAACGACACCTCTATAAATATCCCTGTGAATATCTCGAAATACCAGAAAAATTAGTAGGTACTTGGACTCAATTAGCGGAGACACGATTGTTTATTCATAAACACGCAGGTGCGATTAAATATTGTGTCGCAGATGATGACATTATAATCAAACGACGGAACGCAAAGTATTGGACTGGAAAGTCGAATATGGAAAAGTCTAAACGCCCAGCAACAGAAGAAGAAATTATTTCAATGTACGAAACCGTGGATAAATGGTTTGATGAAAAGGATATAGGAGTAATAGGACTTTCTGATTCGGGTACACCACCAGCAAACAACGAATATGAAGACACAAAAGATATATATTCCTATATATTCTATGATGGAAGAATGTTGTCAAAAGTGATTGATGATATGGATATTACCTCATTACGTATTGCAGAAGATGTCCTTTTTCTTTACGAAGCCCTCTCTCGAGGAATAAATACTCGGAAATCAACAGAGTGGATGTACGACAACAGGAGTATGGTTGATAAGGATCTTCAAGATTCTCGGATAGTGTGGACTGATATGTATGATAAGAAAGAGAAGAAACCCAAGAATTTTTATCAGAGTGAAGAACATTATAAAGCAATGAGATATATACAAGAGAAATATCCACACGGCGTAAAGATATTTGAGAAAGATGGGAAAATGAAAAATGTTAAATATTGGAAGAAAGTTTATAAACCATTAGGAAGTTCTTTAGAATCGTTCTTTTAAAGGAAAGCAAATGACAGGAGCCCCCAAAAACTATCCTCAATATCCTTTGTATATTATATCCAAAGGACGTGCAGAGAGTATGATAACTTCAAAAAGTTTATCTCGGATGAAGATTTATCACTATATTGCTATTGAGCCTCAAGACGAAGACCCATACGAAAAAGCCCTTGATAAATTTAAACTTCGGCCGTATGCTAAACTTCTGCTACTCCCTTTTGCTAATCACGGAGACGGACCTGGACGAGCAAGAAACTGGTGTTGGGATCATTCAAAAGATGTCCTAGATGAAGAGTGGCATTGGGTAATGGATGATAACATTGCAGATTTTTATAGGCTTCAAGAAAACTTTAGATACCGTGTTGAAAATGGTGCATTGTTCAGGTCGTGCGAAGATTTTTGCGATAGATACGAAAACGTCCAAATGTCTGGACTACAGTATCGATTCTTTATTGCTCCTAATCAGAAGTATCCAGCGTTTGTAAAGAACACACGAATATACTCTTGTAATCTTATTAAGAATTCAGGAGTCCATAGATGGAGAGGTCGCTATAACGAAGATACAGATTTATCGTTACGCATCCTGAAAGATGGAGATTGTACAATTCAGTTCAATCATTTTCTTCAAGGTAAATGTGCGAACCAAACCGTAAAGGGTGGTAACACGGAAGAATTCTACCACGTTCAAGCTACGGATAATGAAGAGTTTCAAGAGACTGGATGGAACGCTGAAGGCACTATTAAAAAGAGCCAGATGTTGGTGGATATGCACCCAGATGTTTGTCGTATTGTGTGGAAATATAGAAGATGGCATCATTTTTGTGACTATGGTCCATTTAAGAAAAACGAATTAAAGTTTAAGAAAGGCTTGGCCACTATCACGAAATCCAACAACAATTATGGACTCGTTTTAACGAATACGGATAAGAAA